CTACAGCACCAAAAAAAGTACCTGATGTTCCAATTACGTATGTCGTGCTAGCTATTGTTAAATTTTGAGTTAGAATAACTGTAGTCAAACCTGTATTTTTGAACGCATTTGTTCCAATACTATTGACTGTATCAGAAATAGCAATGGTCGTCAAAGCTGTATTATAGAACGCATTCCCACCAATATTATAGAGTATGGAATTTACACCAAAAGTAACAGAATTCAAACTTGTCGCATTTAGGAACGCAGTGTTTCCAATATTAGTGACAGAATCAGGAATATCAATGGTCGTCAAACTTGTCGCACCGTTGAACACATTATTTCCAATATTATTGAGTTTGGAACCTGATTCAAATGATACAGAGCTCAAGATGGATGTGCCACTGAAAGCGGAGCTTCCTATGTACATGACACTGTTTCCAATATGAACATTAGTGATATCGGTGTTATATTCTAAAGCACTGGTTGCTACAGACGAAAATCCACTTATCATAAAATTAACAGGTGAACCAGCAGTTGTCCACTTTGCGGTTGTGAATTCGCCTGTGCCCGCGATTATTGTATAATCTACACCATTTATTGTAGACATTATAATATTAATAAATATTATAATATTAAGCTAAAAGATTTTTTATCACATTTCTATAAAACTTTTACTATTTTTTCTTAAATATAAGAATATAATTTTTGGTATTCAGGGATATTATTCTCCTTAATAATCTTTGTTATATTTGTTTCTAAAAACGATTTTTAAATGTTCAAGCAGGGTTTAGAATAGTATAGTCTCTGGCAATTTCATTTCTTAGTTCATTAAAGGCTATTGTAAAGTTAAAATTAGAATTTTTAAAGTTAACCAATCTTCCATCATGGTATCTAAACGTAAACTTCAATTTACGGATTTTATCTATGGGTGGGTAATATTGGAATATATTTTGTAAAATTTTTATTCTAGAATCAAATATTTGTCCAGTTGTTGTACGATTGATTGGTATTTTAGCAAATGCTGATTTTACGCGACCATTATAGTCATTAAAATACGTATTATTTGTATTCTGAGGATATGGCGTTAATTCATCTATATTATTATACTTATCAATTTCCATATAAATAGCTGTCTCTCCTACAAGGTTTGTTGTAAATGGTGCTGAAATATAATATGCTGTAGTAACAATTGGCGTCAACCATGGTGTATTAGCATATTGAAATATATATGGAGATATAATAGCGGTTGTAGTATACTCTGGATCATCTACATTGTTATTTTTTTTCTTATTAAATCCTAAATAAGCCGGTAATCCCCAATTAGTATATTGATCCCAAATATTGGGAGAATATTTGGAACCTACATTTTCATTACAAGAAATGTCATAGTCTATTTTTTCATTAAATTTAAAAACAAAATTATCATACGTATTTCCAAAAAACATTTTTTGACCAACAGTATCATAATGAACTTTAAATTTGTCATAACTCGTAATTCCTCCTATTGCAGTAGTAACAGCAAGATTCATCAAATTTTGAATTTCTAAAGCCAATTGTTCACCAGTATACGTTCCTTCTTGAATAGTAATAGTAAATGGTATATCTACATGTGCTGCCATTATCGGATAATAAAAAATAGGATTACCAGGGGAAGTTGGAATTACATAAAATTCCATTTTTGTATTTTGATTATTATTACTAAATACATATTGATTACCAGGAAGTTGTATTTCTTCTAACTTCATTGACTGGACATTAATAAGATCTTCAGGAATAGTAACTTCAAAATGATTACTATTGGGCCAATTGTTAATATCTCTATCTTCACTGTGAATAGTAATTAATTTTTCATTTATTACATATGTATTTTGTCTTCTAATCAATTGATGGTCATTATTAACATTAAATTGAGGATTTCTACTCATAATATATGTTAAATAGAGAAATTAAATAAATATTTTAATCTATTTACAAATGTTAATAAATAATTTAAATTATTGAATAAAAAATAATCATATATTCTATATGAAATCTACTAAACAAAAAGGAGGAAATACATTAGCAATAACCAATGAAAGTAGTGGTATGAATAATAAAAAGGAGTCAATTATTATAACTAGAATACCATATGATATTAAAATGTTTTCGTTTTTATGTATATTAGGTATTTTAATAAGGATTATATTTGCAGGTAAGGATGAATATGCAACAGCGACTGTATGGGGATATGGATTTAGTGTTTTAGCATTATTTGGACTAGTAATTAGTTCATTTGCGATGTCTTCAAAGGATCAATTTTCACAAGGAATTATGGGTTTTTTTAAAGCGTTATTAAAAACTGCTAGTCCTATTATTCTTACAATTTTGATTTTGTCTTTAATTTTATTCCAAAATATATCATTTTATGATAATATTAATAGTGGAAAGGTGGCACCACAATATTATCAATTCTCAGGAGTTTCTGGGTTTTTAATATTAGTTCAGGCTTGTTTAGTAATTAATTATTTAATGGATACATTAAAAGGTAGAAAAATTGAAGGTGATGCTGGTGGCATCATGTTTGCTTTAGCATCGGAATTAAATAGCATTATTCTTATTCTGACAGTAACAAATATAGGGTTTATTGGGATTTTACAAGTAATATTAAAATATTTTTCAACTGATGGATAATTAACCGATGACAATCTTATATGTTACACCATATTCATTAGCATTCTCCCATATTCCGGAGATTTTTAAAATAAATATATTACTAGTATAATTATTGTAGTCAGAATTTGGAAATATTTTCATCATTCCAGATGATAATGAATCATTAATAATAGTCTTTTTTTGCTTATTACAATTATAATGATTTAAAATATCACTTTCTATATTATAAATTTTATGTAATATTTCTGTATTAATACCAGTATCAAATGTATATTTAATCTTTTTAAAATAGTTTTCCTTGTGAAATATTTTTAACTTCATATCTACAAATATACCATTTAATGTGATTAGCTCATTGGAATATAGTATCTTTATAAATTTACTATCTTCCATTACAGTATTTTCTATCGGGTCTGTGAAATATATTTTGTCTTTATTAAATTGTTCTGGTGTTAAAACTACGTTCATTGATACATTATATATTGTTATATCTTTATCTATGTTACAATATTGAATATTTTATTTATTAGATAATAAAGATTTCATATAGATTATATATAATATGAAATTTTTAGAAACACATTTTGATGAATATATACAAAGTGTGAATAAGCAAAATTTACATCCATCGTTTGAAAAGATATATAAACAATTTCCAACACAGATAGAGGATTTAAAAAATATTATTTTTTATGGTCCATCAGGTGTGGGTAAATATAGTCAAATGTTACATGCCATACAAAAATACAGCCAAAGTAAATTAAAATACGAGAAAAAGTTGTCTTGTGTTTATAATAAGAATAATTATTCTTTTAAAATAAGCGATATACATTTTGAAATAGATATGGCTCTTCTAGGTTGCAATTCCAAATTGCTTTGGAATGAAATATATATTAATATTACGGATGTTTTATCAGCTAGAATGAATAAAACTGGTATAATTGTATGTAAAAATTTCAATAAAATCCATAGCGAATTATTAGATTGTTTTTATAGTTATATACAGAAAAATGATAATAATATTAATATTGTATATATTATTTTGACTGATAGTGTCTCATTCATTCCAGAAAATATATTAAATACATTCAATATCATATCCATTCCTAGACCAACAAAAACAGCATATAATAAAATTCTTGATAAAAAACTACATTGTTCTATAGAATTAAATAAAATTAATAATATCAAAAATTTACTTACCAATACGAATACAATAATCGTAAATAATGATATATTTATTGACGTATTATATAATCTAATTTGTAATTCAGATGAATTAAAATTCATTAATTTCAGGGACACTATATATGATATATTTATTTATGATATAGAAATAGGTTATGTTATATGGAACTTACTGGCCAAATTGGATTCAGATAAGAAACTTAATAGCGATGATATGACGTATGTATATATTGAAACCTATTCGTTTTTACAATATTATAATAATAATTATAGACCAATTTACCATTTAGAGAATTATTTATATAAGATTATAAATAGGGTTCATGGATTTTAATTCGGCGTGTTTAACTCTAGAAATTAATTCTCCATTTTCTCTCTCTGAATTAAAAAAACAATATCGAATAATGGCTTTAAAAAATCATCCAGATAAACATATACCGGATATTGATGATATATATTCGGGGAAATTTAAAAATATCAGTGCTTCATATGAATACTTGAATACTTTTTTAGAAAATAATGATATTGATAAAGAAGAAAATAATGATTATAATTCTTTATTTACTGGTTTTCTCTCTTCGTTCTTTGCAAACAACCAAACTGAAGTTCATGAAATCATATCCACGATTATAAATGATTGTCAGAACCTATCAGTAAATCTATTTGAGAATATGGATAAGGATAAAGCTATACAAGTTTTCGAATTTATAAACACATATCACCGCATTTTATACATATCTGATGATATTGTAGAAAAAATAAAGATAATAATCAATGAAAAAATAAAAAATGATAATATTATTATCTTAAATCCGTCTATAGATGATTTAATGAATGATAATATTTACATGTTGGATTTCGAAGGAGAAACATATTATGTTCCATTATGGCATGATGAGATCTATTACAAATGTAATAACAATGATTTAATTGTTAAATGTATTCCAGACTTACCTGAAAATATTATTATTGATAATAATAACAATTTAATAATTACTATTTACCATTCGATTAATAATATATTAAATGAAACTCATATTAATTGTGGTAAATATGGTGCTTCTGATTTTTCTATACCAATTTCCGAGTTGAAAATACAAAAAATACAAAAATATGTATTTAAAAAGGGTGGTATTTCTCTCATTAATCATAACGATATGTACAATAATACAAAGAAGTCAAACATTATTTTTGTTATTAATTTACACCATTAAAATATAAAAATATAAAAATTGAAGTATTTTTTTATACACCTTCGGACATTTAAAATGGGACAAAATACCTTGAAAACTATAAATCGTAATTTACTTAAAAATTATTTATGTAAATTATATAGTAGCAACTATGCGATTAAAAAGCGAATTGTATAAAAAAGAACAAGATGATATTAGTGATAAAATCATTAGCATATTAGATTTGGAAAATAAAAACACATATACGCTATATGAATTAGACCAAAATACTGAAATACAAACTCAAATAATGAAACTCATACCAGAGATACGAAAATGGTTCTCATTTAACAACATGAAAGCAGTTGGAGAACCTGAACGAATTAAACGACCATGGTTGTCTATCATTAAAAAATTAATTACACCAAAATATTCAATTGAAAGTAAGGGGTTTCATTTCAAAAAGGAAGAAAAATGGTTAATGACTCAACAATATATATTCACGAAAGTTTAGGAGAAATACTGAAAATAAACATTCGTAAGAAACCTACTTAAAATAATATCTACACATCTCTTAGAGGAATTCCTTCCATCTCATGTAAGAACCTTTTAATGCGGGGAATATTTTGTTTGTTATAAACAAGTCTATTATCATCGTGTAACTGTTGCATTTTCTCTAAGGATACATACCATTGCTTTTGAATACCATTCCATTCATATCTTAGATTCAGTCTTGGATTAACATCTGGCTGTGAGTTATGAATAGCCGTAGTAACATATTCTTTTTTATGAATATCACATATCTTTACATTTGATCTCTTTTTGTACTCATCATCGTATGAAAAGTAAACAGGATTAAATGTAGAATTTAATTTTCCTTTTTTACAATAAACAATAATTGTATCATGAAGTCGATTTAATTGGTATTTATTTTTAGCATTGCCTCCAGTTTGCCACACAATCTCATTTTTGAAATTATTTATTCCAAAAATTTCATCACACATAATTCTAAAATAATGTGATATTTTTGGTTCAATATGTATCACGACATTTCCACCTGGTTTAATAACACGATGGCATTCAATAATACGTTCTTTCATAAATAATATATAATCGTTAATTGTTTTAAATTTATCATCAAAGTCAAAGAAATTACGACCAGTATTATATGGCGAATCAAAATAAATAAGATTGATTGAATCTTTGTCTAATTGATTTAAATATTGGATATTATCGCCAACATAATAGTTGTTATGTTGGATTTCCATGATGTCTGTTTTAATATGACATTGTTGTTGTTTGATACTTTGATTCAAATTTTTATTAATAATAATTGAATTATTTGACGTCATAATTATAATAAAATAATAGTTTTAATATATTTAATTTAATAAGTAATTTCTCTCTACCATCTATAGACCAAGAGTTATAAAAGGATAGATTGTTAATTGCCTTAATGAAATAAAAAATAATTACTAGATTGAGAATCAAAAATAGATGGTAGAGAGAAATTACAGATTAAATAAAAATGATCAATTAAATTTTAATTAATAAAACATACAAAATCATCATCAAATACCGACGACGGCATTCCTGGATTTTAAGTTTCGGGAATTAGGAGGATGCCTTTTTAATGTAGGCAATGCCTCACTACATGACATTTTTATAAAAAAACACCCATGTAGTGGCATGTAGTGAGACACTACATATCAAGGGAGACTTTATCTATCAAAAAAAAGTGGTTTGTTTTAGATACATGTAGTAAATTTACATTTTTCGTGTTTTCCCATTTCATATTTGACTTTTGGAAATTACACACACTATTTTTGTGTGTTTTTTTGATTTTTGGATTATGAATTGAAAAAACAGTGAAAATGTCATTTAGAGCTTAATGCTCTGGTTTTTATTTCAATACTTTTTTATTTGTTATTGTATTTTTTATATATTTTGTGTAAAGGATTTAGGCAATATTTAATATACGACAATATATATACGACAATGGAAATATTGGATATAAAAAAGTCGCAAAAAGTCGTTAAAAATTTTTATTGTAAAAAATGTGAGTATGAATGTAGAAGGAAGTATGATTATAATAAACATAATTTAACACGCAAACATCAAATGGCAATAAATGGAAATGATGGAAATGAAACAGTCGTAGATAAATTTGAGTGTGATACATGTAGCAGATATTTTAAAACAAATTCTGGATTATGGAAGCATATGAAGCGATGTAAAGTCGTAAAAAAATCGTCGTGTGATATACAGAGTGAACATGTAGATATAGTATCAAATACCAATTCAAATATTGGTATAGAAAAAATGACAGAAATGTTCAAGTATATGATGACACAAAATCAAGAGTTTATGGCAGATATATTTGATAAGGTCATGCCAAACATAGGAAATAATTCTCATAACAATACAAATAGTCACAACACAAATAATTTCAATATACAAATGTTTTTGAATGATCATTGTAAGAATGCTATGAATCTAACGGACTTTATCCAATCACTTCCCATTACAAGTGAAACATATGATAGTACTATA